TGTCAGCACGCCATTCTGCGCGATGTCTTGAAAATCACTGAGCCGCATGTTTTTCTTCCTCGCTAAATGGGTTCCACTCGATTTCCGCAACGCTTGGCGCTTCTGGCTCTATGTCCTCCGGGCGGTTATAAGCGCGGATGTCAAAGAAGCCGCTCTCAACGTCTTTGCGATACGTCACGGTCCTTGGCGCAACCGTCCCGCATTGCGTAGCAGCATCAAAAGCGTTCCATTGAGACTGCCCTCTGATGTGCTTGGCCTCAGGCATCACCCAAGTCGTGAATTGCCTGTAAGGCGTCACCCATTCAACGCGCAGGGTCTTGTTGCCGCTGCGGCTAATGTTGGGCGATGCTGACATGCTAAGAACACGGTCAGTCTGCCAGCGCGTGGGATCGCGTTTCAGCGCCTTGAAATCAGCCTTTAGCTTCTCGTTGGGATCGACAATCTCGCACTTGCAAAATGCACAGTGTCGCGCTGCAATGTCGTTCTCCATGCTGCAATTTGGGCACTCTTTAAACGTCCAGCGATACCCGCAGCGTTCATACTCACCGCGCTTGCCAGATTGCACCACCCCCATGCAACGCCGACCGAAATGCACAGGGATTGGACCAAAGTCGGACATGATCTGCCGACCATCCAGATCGAGCGCATAGCCCGCCTCATCATACGGATAGTCAAAATACTGCGGATTGACGCTGACCATATTTTCATATGAGCAAGACGGGCAGATGCAGGTCATTCCGTCACCACCGCCACCAGCCTTACTAGCCTTCACAACAGGTGCAAACAGATCACCATCCGGGCAGTGGTCCTCAAGGTTGGTCGTGTAATCCAAAACCAAGCAATCGGTCTTGCCATCATGTAGGCGCAGCCCGCGCCCGATGATCTGCTGCAAGAGGCCAACGCTTTCGGTCTTGCGAAGGATAGCAATCAGATCGACGTGGCTTGCATCGAAGCCCGTGGTCAGCACTGAGACATTGACCAGATACTTGATTTCCTGCGCCTTGAACCGCTTTAGGATGCTGTCGCGCTGGGCTTTAGGGGTTTGCCCTGTGACGATCCCAGAAAGCTCTGGCGGCAGGCTGGCCATGATTTCTTGCGCGTGCTTCACAGTGGCGGCAAAGAACATCACGCCTTTGCGATTGGCAGCTTGAGCCACCACGTCGCCCACAATCGCCGCCGTCTTGCGCCCTTGGCCGTGATAGGCCCGGTCCACTGCGTCGGCATCAAACTGTCCACGGCTGTTCAGCGCAAGCCCGCTGGTATCGTATCCACTGGCATTGATGGCCCCGATTACCGGCGGTGTCAGGTAGCCCATGCCGATCAGCGCGCGTGCATCTATTTTGTAGACGCACTTCGCAAAATAGGGGGAAAATGCCGTATCTTCGCCGTTTATGCGCCCGTTGTCGTGTTCTTGGAAAATCCACCCAGACCCAAGGCGGTAGGGCGTAGCCGTCAGCCCGCACACGCGCAGATTTGGGTTGCCTTCGCGCATTGCTGTGATGATGTCCCGCACCGTTGGCGTGATGCCGTGCGCCTCGTCCAGAATGACCAGCGCGTAGCCGCTTGGCCCCTGCATTTGAAAGCGGCTGATCTTGTTCTTGACTGTCAGCGGAGAGCCAAACACCACCGGGTGCCGCAATTCCTTTGCACCGGCACTGGCAGAAAAGGTGCTGGCCCGGTTTCCCGTGGCCAGAAACTTCTCGCGGTTCTGCATCACCAACTCGGCACTGGGGGCAAGACACAGCACGCGCTTGCCCGTCATGTCGTGGATCACTCGGGCAATCTCCGCAATGATGTGAGACTTGCCCGCGCCAGTGGCCGCGTCGATGATGAATGGTGCCGCGCTGCGCTTCATCCATTCCAACGCCGCATCTGCCGCGTCCTGCTGATAGGGGCGGAGTGTCATTTGACCACCCAATAGCTTGAAGGCTTGCCGCGATACGGCTCAAGGTCGGCATTCGGGATCAGCGCCTTGACAGCTTTGGCATAGGCAATCGCGCCAGCCTTTTCGATCTTGGTCAGTTTGCGCCCTGCAAAGATAACGTCCCGGTTCATGGCGATCGTCGTCATGTCCGACATCAGTTCTTTCTTGCGCGCCTCGGCTCGCTCCACAGCATCGCAAAGCTGGTCGTATTCATCCATAATGCGCCGCGCCTCTGGCGTGTCGATGATGGGACGCTTTGGCTCTAGGTGAATTGCCGGATCTTCGCGCTCGGCCAAATATTCCGCATAAAACTGTCGCAGCTTTGGCAGGTTTTGATCTTGCCAAGACCCGCTCCACATTACTTTTTCCATTGAAGTCCCGTTTGGCGACCACTGGTAAAAATTCCACCACGATCTATTCGTGACCCAAATCGAAAACTGCACTTGGTCAAAATAATGGGGCTGGTCAAAGATCGATTTAAACGCAGGCGTTTCATCTTTCCGCAGGCCAAACGGGCATTTGATCTCAAGACCACCCTCTTCGCCAATCAACCCGTCCGGGCTGCACCCTGCCCAATCCTCGCGCGTGATAAACCCGACAGCCTCAACGGCATTTCCCGTTTCCATCACGTATTCGGTCAGCGCCCCAGCCTCATTGCGCGTGCCGTATTCGGTGGCAATGTTGCCTTCGAATTCAGGTTCCGCCCCGACCCACTCTCGCACCATGCGGCGCATCACATCGTCGCGCGTGGCATAGGGCGCATGGCCCAAGATTGCCCCCACAGACGATGCTGTGATGCGACCCTTGCGTGCTGCGTGCCATTCTTCTGTTCGCTGTTCCAATTTTGGCTCCTATGTGTTTTGATGGTGTTGCCAGCGCCGCGCCTCTGAATGCTCAGGGTAATCGGCCTCTCCCACCTTCGTGGCGCTGGCAACCTTGCTCCAGCTTAGATCAACCAAGCCGGGGCAAATGGGATGTCATCATCGACCAAGCCGGGCTTGGCATAGCCGCCACCGCCTGTGCCGAAATCATCGCGCTGCGCCGGTGCAGCACCTGCTGCGGGCAAGGGCTTTGCTTCTGCGACATAGATGTCCTTCGCGCCCTTTGAAGCAACCGCTGACACCCAGTTGCCGTGCATCATGCCGCCGTTGCGCGTGTCTGGCATTGACCAGATCATCATGCTTGCAACCATCGGCTTGTTGGTCAGGCTCAAGAGATCATCGTTGGTCGGGCGTCCCGGCTTTGCGGTCAGCTTGCCGCCTGCGTTGGCGTCGATGGCTGCCAGCATCTTGCGGGCTTTGTCGCGCTTCTTGATGCCAGACGCTTCGTCCTTGGCGCTGGGGTCCATGTCCAAAACCCACAGCTTGTGAAACACCTTGCGGTTTTTGTATTCCTCCGGCGCAAGCACTGTCCAGCGTGCCGAGATAAACTCCTCGCCGGTGGGCTTCATCTCCCACTTGCATTCGTCAATCATAGCCAGCACTGACGATCCAGCCGGGATCGGTTCAATGTTGCCCGAAGGCACCTCATATTCGGTGCCGGTGTTTGCGGCTGTCTCGCCGTCGCTCAAGTCCCAAAAGCCCATCATTCGGCTCCTTCTTCATTGGTGTTAAATTTTGCCCCGCCAAGCGACGGGATGACTTTGGCCAGCGGGTTTTCCCCGATGCGGTAATCCAGCGGATCGGTGATGCCGTAGCGGTTCTTCGAGACGTTGGCAGCCGTAGCATGGCAGACCATTTCCAGATCGCCCGTGCTGATCGCCTTCTTGCGGTCGCCGTCCTCGCCCTTGGTGTAGGTCACAAGCCGCAGGAACCCGACAACATCCACATCGTCGGTGTAAGGCGGCTGCGATTTAGGCGGCAGGCGCAGGGTCCAGCGCATGTAGTCGTCAACGTCGGGCAGCTTCAGCGTTTCCACATCAGCGTGCGCCACGAAGACAACGTGCATCCCGCGCTTTTCATTTGCCAGCCCAGCACCCTTGCGAACCCGCTGGTGCATAGCCGACACCGCAGCCGTGCCAGCGCCGTATCCGCCAAGGGCTTGGTTGATGCTCTTGGCCTTCGGGTCTTGCGCCAGAACATCCGCCACGAACAACCGCTCCAAGGCGGTCACGCTGTCGATCACCAGCGTCTGGTAGTCGTGCGGCTCGTGGATCACAGCCGTGATTTGCTCCCAAAGCTGCGATGCGCTTTGCAAAAGCGGAAAAGCATCAGGTCGCTTGTCTGCCGGGATGGCTTGCATCCCATCTTCTGCGCGAATGAAGATCGGCTTGGGAAATGCCGCTGCGAGGCTTGTCTTGCCCCTCCCAGCATCGCCGCAAACTGTCACAATGACAGGCCGGTCAACCGGCTTGCGTGCTAACTCCATGATTGACATGGATCGTTCCTTTCATGTTTGGCACCTTGTGCCTCGCCTGACCGGGGCAGGCTCTCAACCCGGTGACTTGACATTGCATTGTGCGCGGGAGTATGTCAAGAGGGCATAGGCGCACAAACGAGGAGTTTTTTCAGATGATGACGCTAGACCAGATCAAGGGCCTTCTGCATGACAGGAAGCTAAATGTAGTAGCCGACGCGACGGGTGTTCACCGAAACACGCTGACCGCGATCCGCGACGGCAAGAACACCAACCCGACATTGAGGACGATAGAGGCGCTATCCCTTTATCTTTCGCCGCGTGACGCATGACCCACGATCCTGATTTCCCCGCGCCTGTTCGGCCTGCACGCCCAGCGCATATCGTTTCGCAGGCGGTTGTCTATCTTGACACGCTGGCCGAGCAAGACGCCGAGGCTGTTGCATGGGCTGCCTATGATTGGCTGAACATCCGCGCGGCTGGTCTGCCGCTTCTGCCGCTCATTGACGGCACTGCCCGCGATGACGCAAGGTTCTGGGCTGAGACTGCGAACCCATCCGAGCTTGAATGCTATGCTCTTGCCGCTGTTGACAGGCTTGGCGGCATGAGCGGTGGTCATGCGCTGTTTGCTTCTCGGCAGATCAAGCGTCTTGTCGGCGCGCTTTGGCGGCGGATGTCGCCCAGCGAACAATCGGCCTTTGCAAAATGGGCCACAGATCAAATGGAAGGTAAGAAATGAGTGCCGACGATTTCGCAGACTTTGAGGCGGGCTATAACGGTGCCAAGTTCGGGCAATCACCTCAAGCCGCGCAAGCCTATTCACAGGATGAGTTTAGCGCAGAAGACTTTGCACCGCCCGCGCCAGAAGCACCAGAAAGCAACGACCGCTTTCCCCCGCCATTTCCACTTGACGGCCTAGACCTTCTCACCCCGCCCGGCTTTGTTGGTGACGTGGCCGCTTGGATCGACAGCCAGTGCCGTTATCCCCGCCGCCGCTTGGCCGTGGCGTCTGCCATTTCTGCCATCGGCAACATCGGCGGCCTTCGCCACGAAGACCTGCGTGATGGCGTCACAGCAAACATGCTGGCCTTCTGCGTGGCTGCCAGCGCCACCGGCAAAGAGGCGGTTATGCAGGCCCTGACCGATCTGCACATTGCGGCTGGCGTGCATTACGCGCTGCAAGGCGGCATCAAGTCCGAGCAGGAAATCATGCGGAACCTGATTGAACATCAGTCGGCCTATTACATCATAGACGAGATCGGCATTTTCCTTATCAAGGTCCGTAATGCTCAGAAGCGCGGCGGTGCGGCATATCTCGAAAGCGTGTTCGGTGCGATCATGTCGGGCTATTCAAAGGCCAACAGCCGAATGCTTTTGCAGGGCGACACCAAGCGCGACCTTCGCAAGATGTTCGGCGGAATGCTGGCCAAGGCTGAAGATGATGGCCGCGATGATCTAATCGCCCGCGCGCAGCGTATGCTGAACATGGTGGATCAGGGTCTTGATCGCCCGTTTCTTTCCGTGGTCGGCTTCACAACGCCCGGCACCTTCGATCAGATCATGGACGGCGAAACAGCAACGCAGGGCTTCGTGGGCCGCGCGATCATCGTGGCTGAGACCGACAACAACCCAGAAGAACGCGAGAACTTCCGCAAGCGCCCGATGCCAGAAAACCTTGCCATGAGGCTGGCCCAGATTTTCCACGGTGGTAACTTTGACGTGATGAACAGCGGCGGGCGGGTGGAATATTCCGGCGACCGCGAACCCGTCAAGACTGACGATGATGCCAGCGAAATGCTCCGCAAGGTGTCCAAGTGGCTGCACGCCTATGCCGAGGAGATGGGCGAGAACACCGGCGAAGCATCCGTTGCCATGATCCGCCGCGCCTATGAATTGGTCGCCAAGATAAGTTTTATTCTGGCCATCCCAACAGCCCAGAGAACCGCCGAGCATGTGCGCTGGGCTTTTGCCTATGTCCGCGCTGAACTGGACGCCAAGATCAAGCTGGTCTTTGCCAACGACAACTCCAAGGACCGCCCAGAGGAAGCCATTGCCGCTCGCGTCATCAATTACATCGACCCAGACAAGGGCGCATCGACCAAGGTGTTGGCAAACCGCATGAGAATGAAGCCAGAGGCGCTTGAGCCGATCCTGAACAAAATGGTGAGCGCGGGCATGATCCGCCGCGAAGCTGGCAAGAAGGCTTGGAAGGGGAAAATCCCAGATGTTTGGGTGGTGGCGTGATGTTACACACGATTTTACACACGCCTGATAACTTGCAAGCCATTGATAACGTTGGCAAAAACGGCAAGTTTAAACTTTGCGATGTTTACACCTATATCAGTCATAATATCACAGCCAGAGAGACCACCTATAGCCCCTATGGGAGAGAAATAAGTAAGTATATATATATGTGTAAACATATAATATCTATAGAAAAGCCTTACAGGCCAATGGGTTACAAGTTATCGCGTCTGTGTATCTTGGTGCGTAATGTGCAAACATCATGGAGGGGCAAATGAGCCAGACCATCTATATCACCGGCGACACAAAACCGGACGCATTCTACCGCGCGCTGGCCGAGGCGCAGAAGGGCGACCGCATCGTCTACCATGTCGGGCATACCTGCGGCGGCATCCATCGCCACGCGGCTGCACGCGCCGAGACCGACAAGCTGGCCCTCCTCTTCTGCAAGCGGGCCTACGGATCAACCTTTGCATATTTGGCGGTAAAGAGATGACAATCATCAAAGAAGAACGCATCGGCGGGCAACGCCTGATTTTGGGCGATTGCCTGAAGGTCATGCCGCTCTTAGGCAAGGTGGATGCTGTGGTGACTGATCCGCCTTATGGGATTGGGGAAGATGGCGGTCGGTTTCGAGGCCGCATAGGCGGAGGCCATCGTGTTTTGCCGCGTAAGGGATGGGACAGCGCCCGGCCAGATGCGTCTGCATTTTCAGCCATGCTTTCCGCGGCGGATGAACAAGTCATATGGGGCGGGAATTACTTTGCAGATTTGTTGCCACCATCTAAAGGCTGGCTTTATTGGGACAAGCTGATGGGCGGTGATTTTGCTGACGGTGAGTTGGCGTGGACCAGCTTAGACCGCGCGCTGCGAAAGTTTACGATTTGCAACAAAATGGGCGGCAAAGAACACCCCACCCAAAAGCCCGTCGCCCTCATGGAATGGTGCTTAGGCTTCCTGCCCAACGCCCAAACCATCCTCGACCCTTTCATGGGCAGCGGCACCACCTTAGTCGCTTGCCAGCGCCTTGGCCGCAACGGCACAGGCATCGAACTTGACCCGGATTACTTCGCCATTGCCTGCAAGCGTGTGGACGAGGCAACAAGACAACCCGACCTGTTCGTCGCAGCGCCACCAACAAAGCCCGTGCAAGGGGGGTTCGACCTATGACCAGCCCGCATCATCCCAATGGCTCACAGCCCCGCCCTCTCGGAAAATACACCAGCGTGTCCGATGCAGCACGCAAGCTCGGAGTGACCCGGCAAGAAGCCAAGCGCATCCTTGATCCATCACGCTTTCATTCCGAGACGCAAAGGCGTATAATGCGCGACAGACAATCTGCACCGTGAAGCGACAGAGCGAGGATAACATGCCAGCCGGACGGCCTACGAAATACAAGCCAGAAATGTGTGAGGTCGTCGTAAAGAGCGGAGCCGAAGGCAAAACTCTTGTCGGAATGGCTAATGATCTAGATATTCAGCGCGAAACGCTCAACGAATGGATGAAAGCGCATCCTGAATTTTCCGACGCCGTAAAAGAAGGTTTGCAAAAATCGCAGGCTTGGTGGGAAGATCAGGGCCGCATCGCAACATTTGGCGGAACCAAAAACTTCAACCCGACCAGCTACATTTTCAACATGAAAAACCGCTTCCCAAGCGATTGGCGCGAAAAGCAGGACGTTGACCTGACATCCTCAGACGGCTCCATGACGCCGCAGGTGATCGAACGCATCATCGTCCAGCCAAAAGACGCGGATGCCTAAGAACCGCCTGCAAATCAGAACGGCAGCGGCCTTTGCGCCGCTCCTAAACCCATCCCGATACAAAGGCGCATGGGGTGGCCGTGGCTCAGGCAAATCACGCTTCTTCGCAGGTCTTCTAGCCGAAGAACACCTGATGTTCCCCGGCCATCGCAGCGTCTGCATCCGTGAAGTGCAAAAGTCCCTCAAGCAGTCAGCAAAGAAGCTGATCGAAGATACCCTGCAATCCTACAACCTCGGCGAGGCCCAAGGCTTCAAGGTGTTCCGCGAGGTGATCGAAACGCCCGGCGATGGCCTAATCATCTTCCAAGGGATGCAGGATCACACCGCAGACAGCGTGAAATCGCTGGAAGGCTTCGACCGGGCTTGGGTTGAAGAAGCCCAATCCCTCTCCGACCGATCCCTCTCACTCCTGCGCCCAACAATCCGCGCAGAGAAGTCTGAGCTTTGGTTTAGCTGGAACCCATCGCGCCCGACCGATCCTATCGACCAGCTTCTGCGCGGGCCTGTCACGCCATCAGGATCGGTCGTTGTCCGAGCCAACTGGTCAGACAATCCGTGGTTCCCGTCCGTCCTAGAGCAAGAGCGCCGGGATTGCTTGGAGAACCAATCCGAGAGATACGGCCACATCTGGGAAGGCGAATATGCAACCGTCCTCGAAGGGGCCTATTACGCCAAGCATCTGACCGACGCCCAGCTTGAGCGCCGGATCGGCTTTATCCCGCGCGATCCGCTGATGAAGGTCTACGCCTGCTGGGACATCGGCGGCACGTCATCAAAATCCGACGCCACGGCAATCTGGATCGTGCAATTTATCGGCCCCGAGGTGCGCGTGCTGGACTATTACGAGGCCGTAGGTCAGCCCTTCGAGGCGCACGTCAACTGGCTCCGGGCCAATGACTACGAGGAGGCCGTCTGCGTCCTGCCGCACGACGGGCGCAAGCACGACAGCGTCTATGCCGTTACGCCCATGTCCTATCTGCGCGAGGCTGGCTTCGTGGTTGATCTGGTGAAGAACCAAGGTGCCGGTGCTGCATTGCAGCGTATCGACGCAACGCGCCGCCTGTTCCCGGCAATCCGCTTTAACGAGGAGACAACGCGCGGCGGGCGCGAGGCTCTCGGCTGGTATCACGAAAAGCGGGATGAGGTGCGCGGCATCGGGCTTGGGCCTGAGCATGACTTCTCCAGCCATGCCGCCGATGCCTTTGGCTTGGTGGCTATCTTCAAGGCCGGGATGGCAACGCAGGACGATTGGGGCGCACCTATCAGGCGGAATTTGAAAGGCTTTGCGTGATGTGATAGGGTGGCGGCATCCCGCGCCAGAGGAGGCCACAATGCCACTCAAAAAAGGTTCGTCTGCCAAGACGATTTCTGCTAACATCCGCACGGAAATGAAATCCGGCAAGCCGCAAAAGCAGGCGATTGCCATTGCTCTCAGCAAAGCAGGAAAGGCGAAGAAGAAATGAAAAAGCCAGTGAAGTTCACCCCGTGCAAAGGCTGCCCGAACCCTGCCAAGTGCAAGGCTATGGGCAAGTGCATGATGAAGGGAAAGAAGTAATGAACACCAAGACGTGCTACAAGTGCAAGAGGGAGCAGTCTGTTGTCTTCTTCTTCAAGCACCATCAGACCTCTGATGGTTTGCACTCGTGGTGCAAGTCTTGCTGCAAGGAAGGCAACGAAAAATCTCGAGCCAAGAAATACAGCACGTTCGAGGGTAGGGTGCCGACTTTTCTCGTGTCTTGTCGAACCAACGCGCGGAAAAGGCAAAATGAGTTCAGCCTAACCGCGTCTGATCTTGTTGACATGTGGAACGCTCAGGGTGGAATTTGCTGCTATTCTGGGTTACAAATGGAACTGCAACCCAACAGCTTATTTTCTGTGTCTGTTGAGCGCGTGGACAATTCAATCGGTTACACGGTTGAGAACACAGTTCTTGTGTGCAAGGCCGTGAACAGCATGAAATCGTCGATGACAGGCGAGCAGTTTCTAATGTTTTGCCGCGCCGTGGCAGGCTGGATGCAAGACGAGGAAGGCAATGATGTGAGGTTTATGAAAAATGGCTAAATCAGGACTGTACGCAGCGATCCACGCCAAGAAAGCCCGTATCAAAGCCGGATCAGGCGAAAAGATGCGGAAGCCCGGCACCAAGGGCGCTCCGACTGCGGCTGCATTCAAGGCTTCGGCCAAGACGGCCAAGAAGAAATGAAGACCCCGGCTTGGCAGCGTAAGGAAGGCAAGTCGCCCAGCGGCGGCTTAAACGCTAAAGGCCGCGCGTCTGCCAAGGCCGAGGGAATGAACCTGAAGGCCCCGGTAAAGGCGGGCGACAACCCGCGCCGGGCGTCCTTCTTGGCTCGGATGGGCGGTATGCCCGGCCCCGAGCGTGACGAGG